TTGTTACGTTACCTTATGAACATGTATCATTCATCAAGCAGGGTCTACGTTCTCGTACACTTAACGTTAACCCATACGCAATTTACAGATGGTCAGCTGAAATTACTTTGAATCCTTCTGTTGATTCGTGGATTGATACAAGATACACTCTTCCTGATGTTACATATCGTCTATTCAATAATGGTAGATTGACTCAGACATGGAACTCTTGGTTCTTGTTCTGGTCGGGTGGTACAAGAACGTCGTCTTCTTCTTCTAGAAATGTAACAAGAAATATTGGATTTACTCAAACAACGAGTCGTATCACTAATACACGAACTGTTCGTACAAACATTGATGTTGTAAATGATCGTCTAGTTGATACTTCAGTTATTCCGTTTATGCGTTCTATTACAGTTCGTGTTGATGGTAAAGGTAACCGTCCTAACTCAAGAATGTATTTCTTCTTTGATGATAAAGATGTAAATGCTTATGTTAGACCATCAGGCGGATCAGACGGGCAGCCAGTTATTACTGATCAACAAGGTGAGTTTACAGCATATTACAGAATTCCAAATAACTTTGCTCTGAGATTCAGAACAGGTGAAAAGAAACTTGTTGTAATAGATGATGAAAACAACCTTAGAGAAAATTCTACATCGTATGGTGATGCAACATTTACATCATCTGGTATTCGTAATACTAGGCAGCGTACGATTGTAGCAACTCGTAGTACAACAACTTCAAGTTCTTCACGAGTAATCTCACGCCGTAGATTATGGAGAGACCCTCTTGCTCAATCATTCTTGGTTGAAAGGGATGGTGGTGTATTCCTTACTAAAGTAAAAGTATTCTTTGAGACTAAGGACACAATTACTCCAGTATCTGTTGAGATTCGTGAAATGGAAAATGGTTCTCCAACACAGAGAATTATTCCAGGTGGTGTTAAGATGTTGAATCCTTCAGAGGTGAATACTTCTGATGATGGTTCGGTTGCAACTGAATTTGTATTCAATCATCCTGTCTATCTTGCAAATGGTAATGAATACTGCTTCGTTGTTATGTCTAACTCTAATGCTTATAATGCATTCATTGCAACTATGGGTGAAAGAGATCTTGGAACTAACAAGTTCGTTGTTGAACAACCTTATGCAGGTGTTCTGTTTAAGTCTCAGAACAACTCAACATGGACTGCTGATCAAAACTCTGATCTCCAGTTTGAACTAGAGATTGCTGATTTCGATATTAGTAGCCCAGGTATACTTATTGCTAACAATGCAAGCTTAGATGATATTGATCTTGAGCAAAATCCTATTAGAACTGAGAATGGAACAAACAACCTTTACATTACAAGTAATCTACACAACTATCCAACTGGAGCAACAGTAACAATCTCTGGTGCGGCAGGGGGAAATGGACTTACTGCTGGTGATATTAATGGTGACTTTGTTGTAGAGGATGTTCCATCACCAAATGAGTTTCTTGTTAGAATGTCTCAAGGTGCTCTTGCTAATTCATCTGGTGATATCGGTGGAACTGATGTATCACTAAGTAATGTGATTCAAGCATCTGTTCTTGCACCTAACATTCCAACAATTCAGTTGCCTAATACAAATCTGATCCTTGAAGCAAGAGGAACGGTTGGACAGTCGATTGATGGTAATGAAGGTCTTTATACTCTGATCACAGATTACACTGAGCTGTCTAATAATGAAAACAACACGATTGATACTCCTTGGATTGTAACAAGTGATAATGATGAATCAATCAATCTATCTGGTAATAAATCGCTAGAGTTCAGAGGAACATTCGTTTCAACAAGATCGAATATATCTCCTGTGATTGATCTCCAGGGAGCAAACATTGTAATGCCATTTGCAGCAATTACTAATCCTGCAGTCGATGATGCAGATTCAATCGGTAACTGGGCTAACTATAGAACTGGAATCAACGTTCTTAATGACCCAGCTGATCTGATGAAAGTATTCATGGACATTAACAGTCCTCAGTCTTCTAAAGTACTTGTATCCGCAAGGTTTGGTAACTCGGAAGATGAAATCGAAGAAGCAGATTGGTTCTTTATTCCAAACGTGAGTTCAGAAAGAACAACTCTCGAAGATCGTTTTTATGAAAACGAATTTGAAAAAACAGGAATTGATCAGTTCACTCATTATCAGATTCTGATTCAACTTAAATCTGATAGTTCTGTTAACTTCCCTGTATGTAGAAGATTACGAGTTATTGCTCTATCTGACTTCTTATAATAGAGAGATATAATGATTAAAGTTAGTGGAAAAGAAAATCTGGTGAAAAATGAAAACGGGTCTGTGATGAACATAGACTCGTCTTCTTACAAAAAGGCTAAAGCTGCAAAGCAAAAAGTCGTTCAAGAAATGAAAGAACGTAACATCATGTTACATAGAATTGAAAGTCTCGAAAAAAGAATTACTGAATTAGAAGAGAGGTTTAAATGATAGCATTTGAAAAAGCCTTTAAAGACGTTGTAATGTTAGAAGGTGGATATGTAGATAATCCTTATGACTCTGGTGGTAAAACCAAGTACGGGATTACTGAAGAAGTTGCTCGTAAGCATCACTATAAAGGTGGTATGAAAGACTTCACTAAGCCATTTGCGAAACATATCTATAAAGTAGACTATTGGGACCCTCTATATCTAGACGAGGTTGCTACAGTTTCTCGAGATGTTGCTCTAGAACTATTTGACTCTTGTGTCAATATGGGACCAGATAGAGCAACTGATTTTCTACAGCGGTCTCTTAACGTTCTCAATGTTAGAGAAAGAGTGTACGATGATCTAACACTTGATGGTGTTATGGGTCCAGCAACACTCGGTGCTCTAAGAAAACATGTTGAGCACCGAGGTTCAGCTGAAGTGTTATATAAAATGCTGAATGTATTGCAAGGTGCATTCTATGTTAATCTTGCAGAACGTAGAGAAAAAGATGAAACATTTATCTACGGTTGGTTCAAACACAGAGTAAAGTAATATGGCAGTGACAACAAGATTAGAATTAAAAGAATATTGCTTGCGCAAACTTGGTAAGCCTGTCATCAATATTAACGTTGATGATACACAGGTTGAAGATCGTGTTGATGAAGCACTTGAAACTTTTCAAGAAAAACATTATGATGCAACAGAACGCGACTGGGTCTACTATGAATTAACACAAACTGACCTTGATAATGGCTGGGTTGCTATTCCTGATGATATCTTGGTAGTCATTGGTCTACTTCCATTTAGCGAGATTGCAGCTCAAGCTGATTTGTTTTCATATCAGTATCAGCTAGCATTGAAAGAGCTATCTCCGTGGAGACCATTGAATCAGTTAGACTACTATATGAAAGTTACTAACTATGAATCTATCAATGATATGACATCAGTGACACCAACGTTTGATTTCTCTAAACATGCTGGTAAACTAAAGATCTTTGAAGATCTGAAAAAGCTTGGTGTTGGTTATAAGCTTGCTGTTCATGTCCAAAGAATTATTGACCCAGCACAAGTTCCAAAAATCTATAATGATAAGTGGCTTAAAGAATTTACGACTGCTTTAGTGAAAAGACAATGGGGCGAAAATCTCAAAAAGATGAGCGGTATTACATTGCTTGGTGGTGTTGAGCTAAATGGCCAACAAATATTTGATGAAGCAATGGATGAGATTGCTAAGCTCGAAGAAAATCTTGAAGAAACATATATGCTACCGAATGATTTCATTGTAGGTTAATATGACATTATCAAAAGAACAAGAACGTCGTAGAGAAGAAGCAGAGTTTCAACGAGATCGACGTAAGTGGCGAATTCGTAGACGCTTTGCTATATCTTCATTTGTTCAACTTGTTCTGTTGACATTGTTTTACATTATTGCTCCATTCTATATGACTGCTGATCAAGCTCAGACATTCGCTGAGTTCAATTCAATCATCATTACACTGATTGGTTTTCATACTGGTCTAGTCATGTTGTATATGGGTGCAGTAACCTATAATGAGTCTATCTCCAAGGACATGTATAACAAGAACATTGAATCTCCTGAAGATGGTATTAGAAGATGATCTAGTGGTGACTAGACCATTTAATAAATAAATCTATATGTTCCTATTGATTCAAATAAAAGGACATTCTAAAGTCTTCTAGAGGGTTATATGCCAAACGTCAGTCCACACTTCCAGCACTACAATGCTACGAACGAACAGAATCTGATTCAAGACCTTGTTGATGAATCAATCTATCAGCGTGGATTGGAAATTGTTTACATTCCTAGATCACAAGACAATATTGACTATCTATATAATGAAGACCCTTCTCAGTATTACGATTCATTCAAACTTATAGCAGTCTATCCTTTATTCGTAGATGGATTTGATGGGCAAGAACTGATGTCTATGTTTGGTAATGAATTTCAAAAGTCCGGTACTTTTGTAATGTCAAAAAGAAAGTGGGCTGAAATATTTCCAGAGTATCCGCTTCCACGAGAAGGTGATCTAATCTATATGCCAGTCACAAATGCTATTCTTGAAATAAAATATGTAGAACAAGAATCGCCTTTCTTTGAAAAGGGTAAGCAATACGTATATGAACTAAAGACAGAAGCATTTGAATTCTCCTACGAAAACATTAGCACCGGTAATACTGAAGTCGATGATATCGTTGCAGATGAAATTGATGTATTGAATCAAGATACTAATACTGAAGGCTACGGTGACAATGATGACATTGCTAATGATACATCAGACGATATTGATTTCGATCCAGACAATCCATTCGGAGTTAGATGATGGCTATACTTGAGAATCATTTTTACAACAAAACAATTAAGCTATACACAGCCGTCTTTGGAACAGTCTTCAATGATATGAGTATCATTCGTTCAGATGGCAAAGAAGTAAAAGTTCCAATTGCATACGCAGGGCAACAGAAACAGAATGTTCGTATAGATGAAGAGTCTGAACGTCCTAATGTTCGACATAAAATGAATCTTCCTCGAATGGCATTTCGTTTAGTTGGTTGGGAAAAAGACGAGAGCCGCATCACAAATAAAAGGCACGTTCTGCAAGATCAACAACCAGATCGTACTTCTGTTAATAGTGTACAGTCTCAGTATAATCGAGTTCCATATAACTTCGACTATGAACTCATGGTTAAAACAAAGCATGTTGATGATATGCTACAGATCGTAGAGCAGATTCTTGTTTACTTCAATCCAGGAATTGAGATTGTTGTAAATGACAATGAAACTATTAATGCATCTACTGCAATAAATCTTGAACTAAATGGTTCTAACTTTGAAGATAACTTTGAAGGTCTATATGAAGATGGTCGATCTATTGAAGCTACTTTCAATTTTACTTTAGAAGGTTACTTATATACTCCATCACAAACAAGTGGAATCATCAAACAAATAAATCTAAATTATTATGACTTACTTGACCCAGATACAATTTTAGAATCTGATGTAATAGATGAGAGTGATCTATAATGGCTGAAAGTAAATTCGATAGGCAATTAAAAAGCCTCATAGCAGGTGATGAAGATGTCAATAAAGAACTAGACAATATTCCAGATGAAGGTGAAGAAGAGCAACCGCAAGATATGTCTCCAGTTACTTTTGATCCTAAAGAATCTGGTGTTGATGAATTTAGAAACAAAGACATAGAAAGCGATTACAAATTTGCTCGTTCTAATCTTTACGGTCTGATTGGTCGATCAAATGCTGCTTTGGAACTAACATTAAAAATTGCAGCGATGTCAGAACATCCAAGAGCAATGGAAGTTGCTTCTACTATTATGAAGACATCAGCAGATATGACAAAACAGCTACTTGAATTACAAAAGTCTGTTGAAGAACAAAAAGGAAAGTCTGGAGAACACCCTAAAGGTCATTATGAACAACATAATCACTATTATGGGGAAGGCGACAAGTCTGCGACAGATATAGACGGTGAGTTAGATGGCCTCGAAGACGAAGACAACAAAAATAAAAAATAATATAATCACAGATGAAAATACAGTTACGCGTAAAATTAAAGATCTTAAACGTGTAGCTGATTTTGACGTGCTTGGGTTTTATGAAGCAAATAAAGGTCTCGTCAAAAAGTATTTAAGAAAGAATACTCTCAAATTAGATATTCCTGACTTTGATGAAGAGTTAATTACTGATAATTGGTGGTATAAGAATAAAGAAGGTATTCTCAGAACAGGTATCAAAGAAAAAGAATACACTACTTATCAAAAGTTAGAATGGATTAAGTGCGCACTTGATGTTGTTTACTTTACTCGTAAACATGTAAAGATCATTTCTATTGATGATGGTATCATACCTTTTGATCTGTATGACTATCAAGAAGATCTGCTTTATATGTATGATCAGAATCGTTTCTCTATTAGTCTACAATCTCGCCAGTCTGGTAAAACTCAAACAACTGCTTCTTTCATATTACACTTTTCATTATTTAATGATGCAAAGATGTCAGCTATACTTGCAAACAAAGCTGACCAAGCTCAAGAAATATTAGAACGTATCCAGCTTTCATTTGAAATGCTACC